GCCCGCATATAACAGTACCCACACCCCTGCAGGGTAGGGGAGTGGGTAAGAAATAGGAATGATTATGAAATGTTAGGTCTTAAAATCTTGATAGCAGTCATGCCGTCATGGTTGCTCCATCTGGGGAAATCCATGGGTGTGCCGTCCATGTTGCGGATACGGTCGAGAATAACCGGGGAGTTACCAGGCAAGAATCCCGATACCTGCACAGTAACGTCATAAGATGCCGGGCGCTTAAAATACAGGATGATGGCAGCACCGTCATTGACATAATACAGCTTGTCAAGGTTAGTGACCACGTCACAGGTAACTGTCTTTCCAGCACCGGGGGCTGCTCCGTAAATCGCTTGATTGAGCTTGCGGTTGTCAATCGCACTGATTGCAAACAAGCTGCCAGATTCCGGATTGTTAGAAATATAGACAGTATAATCAATGTTGTTGCGGTCCATAACACGGATGGAGCCCTGCGACGTATTGGCACCGGACGGAATCGGGATATACGCAAATGCCTTGTACTGCTCCGGGTCTCCGGTCTCTGCCTGCCCTGCAACGGTGTATTGTGTCTGATCTGTGATTGCAAGGTCGATGCACCGGTGTTCTCCTGCTTTGCAAAGGTACTGATTGTTACCGCTAAAAATATACTCGCGCTTGGTGTATATATACGCATTGTTGATCTTACATATCATGGCCGTGACGGGATACTGCCCGATTGTCTGCACCGTGGTGGATACTTTTGCCGTGCGATTGATAACACCCCCGTTGACCGTCAGCTGTGGGCTGGGACTTGTGCCAATCAGTGCAAGTGCCGCGTTGCCCTCTCCGGTGGTTGCCGTGTCTTCATTGATCGTATAAATCAGGTTGTTGATATATGCGGCAGCCTTGCCCGGCCCGTCAAATACAATGCCCCTGCGGCAAGTATCAAGATACAGGTTGGTAATATGCACATCATTGTTTGTGACTTTGAGGCCGTTGGTATCCTCCCACCAAGTATTAGCGTCTACTCCCCCGGTACCACCGGAGGGGATGCCGTTGTAAGTAATCCAGTTGCAACCAAACACGTTAGTACGGCAGTCAAAACCGGTCTGGCATACCATTGCCAGCAGGTTGTTGCAATTACAATCCGGGGACTTGTCACCCCAGTAGAACGCCACATTGCCAGCAATACGCTCGGAGGGGCTCATATCACTAAAGCCCCATACCGAAACATTATCCATGTAGCAATACCGGCTTAATGTGCTGGTAGCGGGTTGCAAATACACGCCATAGGATTTTACACCGCTGATACTTACATTAGCAATATAATTATCGGTGTACTTGTCGGTCGTGAACACAATGCCGCCGATCATGCCATTGCAAATGATATCCAGATTTGCGATGACGATGTTACCGGTGACATCATTGCCGGATATCTTCAGAACGCCGCTTTTGTTAAATTCCGTGGGGGCACCGGTATACTGCAAAATCGTGTCACTGGTTCCGCGTGCCGGGTCACGGGACGCGCCTGCACCGTACAAGCTATGCTTGAGATACACCGTGGCGCTGATCTTGTATGTGCCGGACGGGATAAACAGCGGGAATTGTTGGGTGTAGACATTAAGTGTGCGGGTAATGTCGTCGGTGCCGTCCATTTTAAGGGTCTGGAAAGTACGAATGTCAACAGGGCTGTGTGGGATGGACGCATATTTAGTGCCAGGTTTAAGAACAGCTACATTAAATTCTTGGCCGGCTCCGTCGTGAATAACCCATTTATTAAATAGGTCATCAAAAGTCTGAATATACGCGTCAGTGTACAATTCGCCGGCGATTTTAACACCGCCGTTAATGTTACCAACTACGACCGGTTTATTAGCGGCGGTTGTGCCGATGATATTTTTGTTACTGTTTGCGGTGTTAAAATTGACAGCCAAATTATCACACTGCATGCTATACTTGCCGTCAACCGTCTGCGCAAGGTCCCCGGCGGTGTCCTTGTCGATCTTGTTGGGCAGGGCCTCGTTAATGGCCGTGACGCTGTTTTGCAGCTGGGTGTCCGCGTCCGCGCGGGCCTGCTGCTCTGCCTCAAGGTCCGTATGCAGCTGCGTGTCGGCTTCTGTGCGGGCCTGCTGCTCTGCGCTCAATTTAGCCAGCAGGTAGCGCAAAATCTCGTTGGTGGAGCTAGTCACGCAATTGGAGCCCTGCACATACGCGTCGCCTGCGCTCATGGCGCGCGTGATACGCACCAAAGCACCATTGACCCATACCAGGTCCACAATGGCCCTTGCTGCCGTTGCGGTCGTGCTGTGGCCCTCATCGTTGGGCGTGATTGCCTTTTTAACGTTGACAAAAAGCTCGTCAAAATTGCCAATCTTGGTCCAGTACTCGGTGCGGTCCAGAGATACACCGGAGGGTACCGGCTGCACAGACAAATAGGCGTTGCCCTGGCTGTCAACTACTACGGTGTTAGCCTCGTACTGGCTGGGGGTGTCCCCCAAAATGGGATCTGCATACTTGATGGTGGCAAGGCTGACATAATTTGTCAGCCTGACATTGAAATCATTGAGCGTGTCAATAATCCAGTCAAGGTTTAGGTCATGGAAATTGGTGTAAGGTGCCCCGTGAATCGGATAAATGGTGCTCATGTTGGTCATCTCCTAATATACCAGCAGGCAAAAGTTTGCCTGAATATCTGCAACGATCTTATTCACCGCGTTTTTGGCGGCAAGGGTCAGCTCCTTTGCAATCAGGTCTTGCGGGTCTTTGCCCGCCCTGCCCTTTTCGGTCACGGTGTCTTTGTACTCGTCTTGCGCCTTGGTGGTCCCGTCATTGGTGGTTGTTTGGTCGTCGGTGGTGGTGTCCGTGCCGGTGCTGGTGATCTTGTTACCGGTGCCAAGGGTGGTAGTACTCTTTTCGGCCGGCACCATGGTGCCGCTGTCAAAGCCCGTGACATCCCTGGTTGTGTTGTCGCTGCCATTGTTTTGGCCGATGGTAGTAAGGTCAGGGGTGCGGGTTGTTTTGCCTGCCACCACATTTTTGCTGTTATTGGTCCCGGTGTTGGTACCCTTGTGCTCCACGGTCCTGGTGCGATCATCGGAGGCCAGCACGTCATAGTCAAGGCCCAGGGCTGCCGCGTACCGGGTCCAGCTGGGCAGCATGGTTTCCGAAAACACCCCCAGGGCCCTTTGCATGGTGGGGCCATCGGTATAAAGTACCTCCAGCTCCAACGTATCAAATAGCAGCTGATTGCATACCGCCTCTTTTGATACGCTGTCAGGGACTTGCAGGTCGTCAAATAATGTGGGGTATCCTGCCAGTAACCCGTTAAAGCTTAGTGTTGCGTGCATTGTTGGTCACCTCCTGCATGCCGGTGTCGGGTGGGAATCTCCAATCAACCCACAGCTGCGATCTGTCAATCCCAAAAAGCTTGTGGACCCGCTCGCAGCTGCGCTGCAAGCTGTCCAGCCACAGCGACGCTTTTGCAGCCGTCTCCACGTTGTTGGAATTGACCTCATCGGTCAGCATACGCTCTTTTTTGCTTGTGTTGGTGTTGGGGATGCCCACCTCCGTGTCAAAGAGTGCCTTGATGGTTTTAAGGGCCGTCAGCAGCTCATTGGTAATAAAATTGCCTTTGAGGTCGGAGGAAAAGTACATCCATGGGCTTTGCCCAGAGGCCCCGGTCTTGGAGGCCTTAAGCAAAGAGGAATCGACGAAAACAGCGGGATTACCCTGCATGATCTCGTCAAACATTTTTTTGAAAGATTCTGCGCCCGCCTTGTTGCCGGCAGCAAACACATATGCAAGCCGGCTGTTGATTAGATTACTCTGGATGGTCTGGGCGGCAAGGGCCATCATGTCCCCATAATATGCCACAATGTCCACCATGCCCCGATAATCTGGCTGCAAATTGATGATCTCACACTGCCTGCCGATCTGCAAATACGGGGACCCCTTGATAAAAGGATTTGCCACGATGGAGTGCGTGGGATTGTAAAAGATATTGATACCGGTAAGCCCCATGCGATCATATACCAGGCCGTACCGGTCGGTGTCAAATACCGTCACACCGCCATCACCAAATACCAGGTATTGCAAGCGGTTGCTGGGCCATGTGTCGGGCAGTGTCCACCGTACCATAGATACCGCTTCCAGGAACAGGTATTTGCGAAAATAATAAGACAGATTGTTGCCCTTAGTGTGCATAACAGAGGGTGTTACCGGTGATACATGAGCATTGATCTGCTCGTAACTGTAGGGTGCCGTCATAACAGCTTGCCTCCCTTTGCCATCTTAAACAGCAGCCACACCGGTAATTTACCGGTAGGCCACGGCCCCGGCCCAGGACCCGGCCCCGGGGGATTGCTTGCATCCCATTCTACTTCCCAAGTTCCTACCTGGTTCGGGATACCCAGAATAGCGGATGGGTCCGTTCTGTTTGCCGTGCCATAACCGCCCACCCAGTATTCCCAGTGCGTGTGGATGCCGCTGGCGTTGCCTGTCTGCCCTTGCTGCCCGATAAATTGGCCGCGTGTGAAGGTCTCGCCAACCTTGTGAATCTGCCTGGCAAAATGAGCTGCCAGCCAGTAACTATTATCGCTCATCTTAACTACGATATAGTTGCCCCAGGAATCGTTGCCGGTCGTGCCGCCTTGCCAAGTATGGGCCGTGACAACGGTACCGGCCATTGGTGCATATGCCTTGTGATCTTTGTGCACCGTGTCAATGCCACCATGAGGGCTACCGTCAGAGTATGCGGGATATGCTGCAGACACTCTAATAGGCGATACCCCTGTAATACATTGCTTATATACTGCCATTATAAACACCTCCTACTCAAGGAAAAATCCATTGCGCATAAAGCTTTTGACGCTGTCGATCTCTGCGGCCGTTGCCGGTAAGGCAAGGTCAGGGTCATCAACCATGATAAACCCCGGGATGGTGGACAGCTGCACCCGCTGGCACAGGGGCCTACCATGGTCCTCGTTGTTATCCTCCACGATAATTTTAAATCGGGCCACTATATATGGTGCCATGTCAAAGGCTATTGTAGACCCTGTAGCACCTTTGCTTGCGACATCCGCATTAGTTGCTTGTGCCGCATTTAAAATACCGTTTCCGACGTCCGACAAAGTCCCCCCAGATAATGCCGCTTGCAGACCTCCAAACGCTGCAGCAATGCCGGTTTGTAAAAGCCCACCACTGCCGGAGGGGATACCAAAGTTAATATTTGACAGCTGTATGGACACACCTAGTTTTGCGGTTGTCTCGTGCACCAGCTGCTTATTGTCGGTAAATATGCGCATAACGCAGTCCCCGGTAAAAAGGTCCGTCACATATTGTATAGATAATGTGGCAGCTCCCCACAATTTAGAGGCATCAAGGGGTATCACTCCAAAGGGCTGCAAATAAATAGTGTAATCTGTGTAAGGGGCAGCATTGCAATACTCGCCACGATTTGCCGCCTGGGGGTGCTTCGGTACAGTCACACTTACCGATTTTTTGAGGTTATTGTTATCTTCGCCCAAAATCCAGCCGGGGACATCCACAGACCACCACCCCACGTCGATCTTAGCCACAAGCGGCAAATGCGCGGTGAGTTCGGCGATGTCAAATGGAAAATAGTTGCAACTTACGATATACTGGTACGGATTGAAAAGGACCTTTGTCAAATTGTCGCTGATTTCGGTATTATCAATACTAAGGTATGATACATCGGTCAGCAATTTTGCAGATAGTTTTTTAGCGTTTCCGGGGGTCATAACTACATAGGTTATAGCTCCGATGGAGTTGGCGGCCTTAGCGATAAATCCGATAACAAAAAAGCCTCCGCTGATTGTTTCGGCAAACCCTCCCTGAAAAGCGGTTGTTACACTCTGCACTGCAGCCGTCGCCGGATAAAGGCCATCTGAAATTGTGCCGTCATACTTGGCGGACGATCTCACCACGTACTCGGTTGCGCTGCTGATCTGATCCCGGTAACTGGCCAGGGTGTCAACGGTCAAGGATGCAATCCAGCGCGCGTCTGAATATGTCCAGTTTTTAATCCAGTAGTACCGGCCAAAAATGGGGATATTGCAATAATTGTACCCGGTGGGGTTTCTCTCTGTAGCAATCTTAATTTCAGGGTCGATGATGGTACACGGGGATTTTAAGTTGATCTCAAACGTCTGCCCGCCGGTGGGCAGCTTGGTGCTGTTTGAACGCTTGTTAATCTGATAAAATATTGCCTGCATGTTGCATACACCTCCTTATAAAATAACCGGCGGGGGCAAATGCCCCGCCGGTGCCGGTCAGGACTTGGAAGGGTCTGCGTCCTTGTGCATGGTGGTTTTCAGGGTGGTGGCGTTGGCTGCTTTGCCGGGCGCGGTCACGTCGCCGGCCGTCATCAGGAACAAAACGGCGTTTTCGGTGAAATCGTCGTACCAGCTCCAGCCGTAATGGTACCAGAAAGCGGTGTAAAGGCCGCGGGCGTTCATCGGCGTGGGGACCACACGGGACAGTTTCGGGGTGTAACCGATTGCATCCCAGTCCAGCAAGCACCCGAACACATTGGTCAGCTGCACAGCGGCATTTTTGGTTGCCACGCCGGCGGTACTGGTAATAACAGGGGTCGCCGAAATCTTTTCGCGGTCGTTGATGTCCTGCCAGAACGTGACCTGTTCCGCGTCACGGTACCGGAGCATGTCATCGTGGAATACCTCCGGAATAACGCGGGCATCAATCTGGCTCTGGGTGCCGCTGTACAGATACAGGTGCTGGCGATCATACGGGGTATGCCGCATAATGTTGTAAGTCTTGCTGCCGATCGTCCAGTTCTGGTGCCAGTTGATCGTGCGTTCTTTCATCAGGCGGGAAATGTCGTTGATACGCCCGTATGCAAACTTAGCAAATCCGGGGAAATTGGCCTCTTTGTACACGTCGGCAACCGTGAGCTTGGTGCCCTGCTGGGCGTTGTACTCATCCAGCAGGTAAATCACGCTTTTGGGGCTGGTGACGGTCATGCCGGTCAGGTGGTTGGCCATCAGGTTGTTGGCCAGGTTGCGCCGGTCGGCCTCGATCTGGTTGGACAGATGGAGGACAAACGAGGACCAAAACTGTGCCAGCTCTTCGGGCCCCTTAAATGCCGCCTGCATTTGAGTGTCAGCCTGGGTGTACACGCGGCTATAGTTGGTCTGACCATAATAGTTGGTCTGCAGGACCTGGGGTTTGTGGACCTCGTACATGTCCACGCTCTGACCATCTTCCAGGGCCCAGGCTTTATCCGTCACGGGGTCAGAATCGCAAAAATTGATCTTGCGAACGTGGTTGGTCCAGTCGTCGCCGGTAACCTGCAGGCGCTTCATCGGCGCGTCATAGGGCCGGACCGCAAAAATAGTGCGGCCCAGCACCTGGCTGATTGCCTTGGTGTAGTTGTCGGGGCCGGTCAGCAAAGTGGCCTGCGCGACAGATACAAAACTTGAGGTGTCCACGATGGGAGACGTGGGCTCCTGGCCAGTTGCCATCTTGTTGATCTCGGTCAAAATTGCGGCAATGTCCGCAAAACTCATACCAAGCGGCATCTTATTTCACCTCCTGCCCAAAAGTGGGGTCAATAATCCGGGCCGTCACCGTGCTTGCATCGGCTGCGGGCTGCTGCTGGATACCAAGGCCCAGCGCGTTGGCCTGCATGGTCTGGGTCATGGTCTGCATTGCCTGGGTGGTGGACTGCTGACCCTGCAAAATCTGCTGCAGCAGAGCTTCAA